AAATAGCGCATTCTTCGGACAAAATTCAGCATTTGATAATGTTGGTTTTGGTAGCACTGCTGCTGGTATTGGTACTACTTCGCAATCAGGTTCTAATCCATCAGTTCTGAACCCAGTTGGTGGAGCAGGAGACCAGACTGCATATAATACCGGTACCGGTATGTTAACTGCAGATGCAGAAGCACTTGGCGATGGTGTAAATGGTGATCACTTCAACCAGATGGCATTCTCAATTGAGAAAGTCACTGTTACTGCAAAGTCACGCGCCCTGAAGGCTGAGTACTCACTTGAGCTTGCTCAAGACCTTAAGGCAATCCACGGTCTGAACGCTGAAGCGGAATTAGCAAACATTCTCTCAACTGAGATTCTTGCTGAAATCAACCGCGAAGTTATCAGAACCATCTACAAGGTTGCTGAGCAAGGTGCTGTTCAGAACGTTGCAACTCCTGGTATCTTTGACCTAGACATCGACTCCAATGGTCGTTGGTCTGTTGAGAAGTTCAAGGGTCTTCTATTCCAGATTGAGCGTGATGCTAATGCTATCGCTCAGAGAACTCGTCGTGGAAAGGGCAACATTATCGTTTGCTCCGCAGACGTTGCTTCCGCTCTGACAATGGCTGGTGTTCTTGATTACACCCCAGCACTCAACGCTAACCTTAACGTTGATGATACCGGCAACACCTTTGCTGGTGTTCTGCAAGGTAAGTATCGTGTTTATATCGATCCTTATGCTGCTAACCTGACTTCCTCTAACGGAACTCCTGGTAACCAGTATTACGTTGTTGGTTATAAGGGTTCTTCACCTTATGACGCTGGACTCTTCTATTGTCCTTATGTTCCTCTCCAAATGGTTCGTGCCGTTGGTGAGAACAGCTTCCAACCCAAAATTGGATTTAAGACCCGTTATGGAATGGTTGCAAACCCATTTGCTGAGGGCACTGATCAAGGTCTTGGAAGACTTCAAGTTAATGCTAACCGCTACTATCGTAGAGTTGCTGTGAAGAACTTAATGTGAGCAATCATTCACATTGATTTTAAGAGACCCGAAAGGGTCTCTTTTTTTATCTAAATAGTCAAAAAAGATCATGGTAGCAGGACAACCTGAAAATAGAAATTTCTTATCTCCAACAGGATTTAAATTCACATTAAAAAGAACACCAAAAGTTGCATTTTTTTGCAACTCAGCAAACATACCAGATTTAACACTAGGGGTTGCAAATCAACCTACTTATTTGAAAGATCTTGATATTCCTGGAGATAAAATAATTTTTGGCGATTTAAGTTTAAGATTTTTAGTTGATGAAAATTTGGAAAATTACATGGAAATCCAAAACTGGATAAGAGGTCTTGGTTATCCGGAAAGTTTGAGTCAAATATATGACTTCCGTACAACTGGTAGTATAAATCCTCCACGGGACGCCCAAGAACAAATAGGATTATATTCAGACGGAACATTGCAAATTTTGACAAGTTCTTCAATACCAAATTTTCAGATTATTTTTAAAGATCTTTTTCCTTATTCTTTAGGAACATTAACTTTTGATGCTACAGATACAGATGTAAGATACTTTACAGCAGATGTTAGTTTCAAGTATAGTATATACAATATAGTAGATCTTGGTGGGAAACCTTTATGAGTTTAGATCTTGATATGATTCAAAAAATGTGGGAACAAGATTCGAAGATTGATATAGATAATCTTCATACAGAATCGACAAACATCCCAATTCTTCACGCAAAATACTTTGAATTATATAATACAATATTTCTATTAAGAAAAAAAGCAGAACAGCAGAAAAGAAACATTCGCCATGAAAGATATGAATATTATTCGGGAAAGGCAGATCCAGATGTTTATGTGACTGACCCATTTCCTAAAAAAATTAGGGATAAAGACACTATGCAAAAATATCTTGATGCTGACGAAAAACTTTCTTCAGTATGTTTAAAGATAGATTATTACGATACTATGTTAGTATATTTGGAAAGTATTTTAAAAATGATACAAAATAGAACTTTTCAAATTAAAAACTCAATAGAATTTATGCGTTTTAATGCTGGACTTGGGTAAATAAATATTCATAGCAGTCGTAATGCTATGAATGATGTAATTATTGAAAAGAAAAATGAAGTTTATATTAAACTTCATTGTGAATCACATATTTTATACGAACTACAACCATATTTTACATTTGAGGTTGAATCTGCAAAATTTATGTCCCAGTATAGAAGCAAACACTGGGACGGAAAGATTCGACTTCTGAGTACTCATACTGGGGAAATTTATGCTGGGTTGATAGATAAAGTTATCGACAAATTAAAATTGCATAATTATACTTACGAATTTAAAGAAAACAAATTCTATGGATTACCCTTTGAAGTAAATGAAGAAATTTCTTACGAGGGTGTAAAGGATTATATGTCTTCTATTTGTTCTCATTCCCCGAGAGATTATCAAATAGATGGAGTACACGATGCTTTAAGACATAATAGAAAATTATTGATATCACCAACTGCCTCAGGTAAATCTCTGATGATTTATTGCATAGTAAGATACTATGTAGATAAAGGGCAAAAAATTCTTTTAGTTGTTCCAACGACATCTTTAGTAGAGCAGATGTACAAGGACTTTGAAGATTATGGTTGGGATGCTGATTCATATTGCCACCGTATATATTCAGGTAGAGAAAAAACTAATGAACATTCAGTCACAATTACAACGTGGCAATCTGTATATAAATTAGAGCGTTCATTTTTTGAAAATTATAATGTAATTATAGGAGATGAAGCTCATTTATTTAAGAGTAAATCTTTAGTTGACATTATGACTAAACTTCATCATGCAAAATATCGTTTTGGATTTACTGGTACTTTGGATGGAACGCAAACTCATAAATGGGTTCTTGAAGGACTATTTGGACCATCATATAAAGTAACAAGAACTTATGAGTTGATGCAACAGGGGCATATTTCTCAATTAGATATTCGTTGTCTTGTTCTTAAGCATCCACCTCAAAAATTTGAAACTTATGAAAATGAAATACAATATCTTATCCAGCATGAACAAAGAAATAAATTTATTACAAATCTTTCTTTAGATTTAAAAGGAAACACTCTTGTTCTCTTTTCTAGAGTTGAAGCACATGGATCTATACTATATGAAAGAATAAATAACATTAAACGAGATGATCGTAAAGTATTTTTTATTCATGGTGGAGTGGACACTGAAGAGAGAGAATTAGTTAGAGAAATTACAGAAAGAGAAAATAATGCAATTATTGTTGCTTCTTATGGAACTTTCTCTACTGGAATTAATATAAAAAATCTACATAATGTAATTTTTGCTTCTCCAAGTAAATCAAGAATCAGAAATCTTCAATCAATTGGAAGAGTTTTAAGAAAAGGGAAAAATAAAACAAAAGCAGTTCTTTATGATATATCTGATGACTGTACATACAATTCAAGAAAAAATTATACCTTAAATCACCTCATTGAAAGAATAAAAATTTATAATGAAGAAAACTTTAATTACGAAATAATAACTATACAACTTAAAAAAGATGGGAATTGAAGAAGATTTTTATTGCACAGTCAAACTAAAAACCGGTGAAGAAATATTCGCTAAAATAGCAGCTTCTGAAGAAGAGGATAGAACATTACTTATAGTTTCTAACCCCATAACTGTAGATGAAATTAAAGGTAAATCTGGAGTTATAGGATATAAATTAGAACCATGGTTAAAAACATCAAAAGAAGATATGTTTATTATTGACTTAAAGGATGTTTTAACTCTTTCTGAATCTTCCGATATTGAAATGATTATGATGTATCAAACTTATGTTAGACAATCCTTAAAAAATTCTACAAAAGAATCTAAAATTAATCGTAGAATGGGATACCTAGCAAATGTAAATGATGCTAAAGAAATCTTAGAGAAGATTTATAAGAATAGATAGTATTATTCATCAAACCCAACAAAGGTATTCTACACAGTTATTGCAACCTTGTCAATTATTTGTATAAATGCTATAATCTATACATAATAATAATGTACCTTTATGATCACTACCGCAGTTATGACCAAAAGAAAAAGGTCTGAGCATTATGTAAATAATAAAGATTTTCTTTCTGCTCTTATTAAATATAGGGAAGATGTAGAAATAAGTTTTATTAAAAAGTATGGAAAAGAACCAACTAAAGATGAGTGTGGTAAAAGTTGGGATACAAAACCTCCAATTCCACGTTATATTGGAGAATGTTTTTTAAAAATTGCAAATCATCTTTCCTTTAAGCCTAATTTTGTAAATTATATGTTTAAAGAAGATATGATTTCTGATGGCATAGAAAATTCAGTTCAATATATTCATAATTTTAATCCAGATAAATCTCAAAATCCTTTTGCTTATTTTACTCAAATTATCCATTATGCATTTTTGAGACGTATTCAAAAAGAGAAGCGTCAATTGGAAATTAAAAATAAAATTCTTGAACGTTCTGGGTTCTCTGAGGTTTTTGACGATAATTTGCTTGACGGATCCAATTATAGTGATTACAATACTATCAAAGATGTAGTGCATAGTAAATTGAGGTATTAATGCGTATTGCTTTAATTACAGATACACACTGGTCTGCTCGCAAATCTTCAAGATTGTTTCATGATTATTTTGAACTTTTTTATAAGAATGTGTTTTTTCCTACTTTAGAAAAAGAAGGAATTGATACAGTTATTCATATGGGGGATGCTTTTGATAATCGTAAAAGTATTGATTTTTGGGGATTAGAATGGACTAAAAAAGTTGTCTTGGAACCACTTTCAAAATATAATGTTCATTTAATCACTGGAAATCATGATGTGTATTTTCGTAATACCAATCAAATAAAT